TTTAAAACGCCCACTTTATAAATAGTTTTTGCGTTTTAGTTTTCGTGTTTTATTCTTAATTTTTTCAATATTCCTTTCATAACTACCTTTGAAAATATTAGTAAATGTTGTTTTTGGTAATTCTTCTATAACATCTTGTATATTTCGTTTCAAATTGTTATATGTTAATCCTTCTTTCTTTTGTAGTTTTAATTTCATTACACTAAACAAGTTTTAAATAGCATTTGTAAAATGTTGATATGGACGCTGTAAAGTATTTCATTTTCTTTGTTAACTAAATCTTTTATACGTTGATGTCTATGACTACTTGCATTATCCATTATTATTATTTTATTTTTGTATTTATTTACAATATGTTTTCTAAAAAATCATATAATAGTTATATAGTTCAATTTTATATATTATATCTTAATTAAAAATTATTAAATATAATACTCAATATATTTAATAATGAGAGTTAAATTATCAGAAAAATGTAAAGAAGAACGTGAAGAAATTTGTAATAAAATTATTAGCATATTAGATTTAGATGATGAAAACGCATTTATATTGTTAGATTTAGACAATGATACTGAAAAACAAACAGCAATATTAGATATGAAAGAAGAAATACAAAAATATTTTGCTGTTAGCACTATATCTGCTTTCAAACCAAATTTTGATTGTAAACGTCCATACTTGAATATAGTTAGAAGCATATTAAGACAACAAAATTATATTGTTAGTTCAACAAGAGTATCATATAGAAATGGAGAAAATAGAATTAATACAATTAAATATTTTATATTTAGGAATAAATAAATAATTCGTTCAAAATATTTAAAAATAAAATATTTAGTAAATATATAGGATGGGAAAAAAGAAGAAGAAGGAGTTTGAAGGATTTAGGAAAAGTGAGAAATCACCATACAAAACCATCAAGACTACACTCAAATCTATATTAAGGAATAAAACAGAGGTTCTACCATGTATCAACAACCTTGTATGTGAACTGAATGATTTAGTAATTCATTCATATCAGTTTATTCGGTTGTATATTTTAGAGTGTTTCAATAATAAGGAAGAAATACCAAAGATAAATGATAAGTTCATTAGTTATTGTATTAAAACATTAGGAGTTCGAGATAATCGCGGTAAGAAAAGTAAAGATACAGAATTACTGGATAAACTACATAATTTTTATGAATCAATATATCAACCACTTCTTAATCATGAACCAGTTTCTCTGAAAAACAAAAGTTATATGATACCCTATTTAGCAATCCAAATTCATACATCATTACATAACAACATACAAGAAAGATTTTGTCAGCATTTATTACGCTTTATCAATAAAACAACGACGCATTTAGAGTGTGATAAATCTACGTTATTTCAATTCAAAAAACAATTGTTTCAAATGGAAGAAACCGATGTATTATTTGATGAATGGAAACATACTCATTTACACAACATATTACCAAGTGAAATAAAAAAGTCTATTTATTATGAAGTGAAAGTAAAACCATTTGATTATTTGAAAGGAATGTTGTATATGAATAGTGTGTTGGAAAAGGAAGGACATAAACTATTTCAACCATTACCTCTTCGTAATAATATTATCCCCAAACATATTATTTTAGATACTGGTTGTATTGTGGATTACTTTACTCCAAAAGTAGACAACGAAGGAAATAAAATAAAAAAGGGTGAATTACTCAAAGCAATCAAAGAAAACCAATATGAAGTATGGAATAATTTATTGAACTTACAACATAAAATATTCAAAAACAAACATTATCAATTTCATTACCAAATACAAACTGATGGATTTAGTTGCTGTTTGTTGTTTATTCGTAAAGATTTGAAGGATAAAAAATGGGGGTCTAAATTACCAGTTGTAAATGATGATGAGTTTTACAATATTGAAGATTTACCAAAAGAAACACTAGACACACTAAAAAACAAAACAATTGTAGGTTGTGACCCAGGTAAACATAGTTTAGTGTATATGATGGATGATAAACGAAACAAATTACAATACACGGCATCACAACGAAAGGTAGAAAGTTATGGAAAACGTAATCAACGTATCTTACTTCAAGAAAAGAAACGTAATAACATTATTCAAAAAGAAACTGAATTGACACTACAAAATAGTAAATCGGTTGATGTTGAAGTATTCAAAAGGTATTTGGTTGAAAAAACTAAACTAAATGAAGAAGTAAAAGAGTTTTATCAAAGAGAAGTATGGAGAAAAATGGGTTTTAGACAATATAGTTATGGTAAGAAATCAATAGATACTTTTTTGAATAAAATAAAAGAAACGTTTGGTGAGAACTTATTGATTGGTTATGGTAATTGGAGTAGGTCTACACAAATGAAACACATTATGCCTACGATGAATAAAGGATTACGAAAGTTAATTCATAAAAAGTATGATACGATAACAATAAACGAGTGTTATACTTCTCAAAAATGTTGTGATTGCTTTGGAGATTTGGAATATTACAGAAATAAACAATTGAAAAAAGAATTTCGCCTTTTGGTATGTTCTAACTGCGTGAGTTGCGAAAACAAAAAAATCGTATTTAGAACACGAGACGCAAATTCAGCAATCAACATCATGAAACTTACAAAGTTATGGATTGAAAAACAAGAACGACCTTGTGAGTTTCAAAAATCAAATTCGTCTTTCACCATTTCATATAAAAAAGAGATGGAAAAAGTTAGACAATCGTAAGGTGAAATTCCTTACTATTGATTTTACACTTTTATTAATTTAATTCGTCTAGTGGGCGTTTTAAATTTCCAAAGGTGTAAAAAACAATAATTTAATATATAGATAATATAAATATGTCAGAATTATTTGAAAAAAACATAGAACCTTATAAACCTATTTTTTTAAGGGATACAAAAATAGATATAATAGAACGTGATAAAATTAATAGATTAATGGGTTTAGTATATAAAATAAATACATCACAAATACCACAATATGAAAAATTACCCGAATTAAAGGATGAGCCTATTATAGAACCTTCATATGATAATAAAACGTTTAATACACAAATTTATAAAGGTCCAGTTACATCTCTCTCAACAAAACGAAAAGCACGTATAAAACCGACAACAATACAAACAAAAACAGATGAATTTAATATTGATGAGTATCGTCGTATGTTATTAACAAAACAACAACCTAAAATATTAAAAGCGTCNGAATATATATTGGATAATCGTGAGATTTTTCCAAGATTTATTGAACAATTATTCAAACCCTATACATTAGATGATAAAACACAAAAATCATCTGATGATGAATATACACTTCTTCCTCATCAAAGAATAATTCGTGATTATTTATCAATTGAAACACCTTATAGAGGTTTATTATTATATCATGGTCTTGGAAGTGGTAAAACGTGTGCTTCTATTGGTGTAGCGGAAGCATTAAAATCATATAAAGAAATTGTTGTAATGACACCAGCATTTTTAAGAAATAATTTTATAAAGGAATTAAAACAGTGTGGTGACTTTTTATTTCGTTTAAATCAACATTGGGTTTATTATCAATTTGATAAGAAAAATCCAGTTATAAATAAATTAATACGTATATTTCCATTAACAGAAGATTATTTAAAGTCACAAGGTGGTATTTGGTTAGCAAAATATCATAAATCTCCAAATTATAATTTATTAACTGACGAAGAAAAAAAATCATTAAATCAGCAAATTGATGAAATGATACGTGCAAAATATCAATTCATAAATTACAATGGTATAACTGAAGATAATTATAATATGTTAACAGATAATAGAACCATAAATCCTTTTGATAATAAAGTTATTATTATTGATGAAGTTCATAATTTTATTGTAACCATCATAAATAGTATAAATAGTGGTAAAGATAATGTTGCAACATCAATGTATTCTTTTTTAAAATCTGCAGAAAATTGTAAGATTGTTTTTTTATCTGGAACACCTATTGTAAATTATCCAAATGAATTAGGTATATTATTTAATATGCTTCGTGGANATATTAAAATGTTTTCGTTTTATTTAAATTCAGAAGATAACATAAAACAAGAACAGGTTGAAAGTATATTAGAACCAATATTAGATATTGATTATTTAGAATACAACCCATCAACTAAAATATTAAATATTATTAGAAATCCTTATGGGTTTTATAAAGTATATGATTATGGTGATAAAACACAAAAAAAATACAAAACATTGAAAAAGGGTATTCTTAAGAAAAAACAATCTACNACACGAAGAAAGAAGAATGTTACATTTAAAGGTGGGAGACGAAAAACTAAAGGTGTTAGAAGAAAAGATCATTATAAGAATGATATATCGTTTGAACGTTTAATTAAGAATATATTGAAAGAGAATGGTATGAATGTTGAAAAAGTGACTAAAGAATACTTTGACGCTTTACCTGATGATTTAGATACATTTACAAACATGTTTATTAAAAATACAAAGAAAGGTGAAATAATGAATGAAAATTCATTAAAAAGACGTATATTAGGTTTAACATCATACTTTCACGGTTCAAATGAAGATTTACTACCAACAAAACACGAAGAACAAATTATAGAAATACCATTTGGTGAGTATCAATATAATGAATACATTAAAATTCGTAATGAAGAAATAAGAAAACAAAAACGTGCTGATAAAAAGAAAAAAATAGGTTTATTTTCATCCGCTCAAGGTTCGTATCGTACATTTTCACGTTTATGTTGTAATTTTGTATTTCCAGAAACAATATCAAGACCTAAACGTAGTAAAGATGTTGACCAAAAAGAATATGATACGCTCATTAAAAACGCGATTGATGATATAAAAAATCACGAAGATGATTATTTATCAGAAGAAAACATAGAAAAGTATTCACCAAAGATGTATGAAATATTAAATCATATGAAGACACATCAAAATAATGGATGTCAATTATTATATTCACAATTTCGTTCTGTTGAAGGTATTGAAATAATGAAACATGTTCTTATTAAGAATGGATATGAAGAATTTAAAATATCAAAAGATGAGAGCGGTGACTGGGTTTTAAATATGAACAATTATGATAAACCAACATTTGTTTTACATACAGGTAAAGAACCAGGTGAAATCAAAGAAATATACCGTAATATTTTTAATAGTGATTGGGATAAAGTTCCTGAAAGTTTAATCAATGGATTGAAGACGTTAATGAATGTTGATATGACACGTAAAAATATTTATGGTGATATTATTCAAACAATTATAATTAGTGAGTCAGGTAGTGAGGGTATTGATTTGAAGAACGTTCAATACGTTCATATTATGGAACCATATTGGAATTATGTTCGTATAAAACAAGTCATTGGTCGTGCGGTTCGTTTAAAATCACATTTAGACTTACCAGAAGATAAACGTGAGGTACATATATATATTTATTTAATGAAGTTTTCAGATGAACAAATTGAAATATTACCAAAAGAGATTAAAATATATGATAGTAGTCGTGAGAATAAAAACAAATATTTAACAACTGACCAATCATTATGGGAGATATCATTAATAAAAGATAAAATTAATACAGAATTAATACGATGTGTTAAAGAAGCTTCTATGGATTGTTTGTTATACCCTGAACAAAGTTCTAAAGAAGGATTAAAATGTTTCGTATTTGATACAAATGATCCAGATAAACGTGCTTATCGTGCATCGTATGAACAAGAACAGACAGACCAGATTGAAGAATTGAACTATAATGTTGTAGAGAGAAGACTAAAAGCAACAAAAGATGGTAAATATTTAATAGATTTAGACACAAAACAGGTGTTTAACAATGAAACTTATAAACAAACCTCACAACTAATACAAATAGGGACATATAATCCTAAAACACGAAGCGTTCGTCCTATATAATAAAAATATAACTAATTATTATGATTATATTTTATTTTATTCTTTCTCTCTGTGTATTCTATGTAATACAAGTTGTCTCAAGAAAAATATCGTCACCATTTTGGTGTAAACAACCCATTGACACATTCCATTTTTCTTATTTAACTCCTTTTAAAAGATTATTTATAAAAAAAACACCGTTTCAAACATTAACAGAAAATTATGATACAATACATAATTGTATTCCTTTATATGATGTAAAAGAGATTGATATAAGTTTAATATCAAAACCTTATATAGAATGCTTAAATCATAATTATGTCGAACAAGATGGTTGGACATATAATATAAATCATAAAGTTATTCAAGATTGTTATTCTAAACTTATATGTTCTAATGATGGTGGTTTTGTATCTTCACCATTACAATTCTTTGAAAACGGTCATCAACATCGTTTTTGGTCAGTAGATATGTTTTGTATTCATCCTTATTCAAGAGGTAAACGTAAGGCACCACAATTTATTTCTTCATTTGTTTCACAGATGTTTAAATATGGTTATAAACAATTCATATTTAAATTAGAATATAAACCATTAAAATATATATCACCACATATTGAATACAATTCTTGTTTATATGACACTTATAAATGGGATAAATATAGAAGTAGTGAAAGTTTATTAATTGAAGACCCTAAAGATATATATCATTTGTTATATTGTCCTGAATATGTAGATTATTTATGTATTCCTTCATTTGATATATTATATAATTGGATACAACATAAATGTGTATTTTTAATAAAATATAAATCATCTTTATTCATATTTCGTGATGAATATGTTCAATATTTTAAAAAACGTGTTCTTAATTTCATAGGTTGTATACATATCACGCGGAGAGAAATGGAGTATTCATTGAATGATTTAAATCATGTGTTATCAACATTACCAGTAAAATTCCGTTATTTATGGATTGAACCATTTTCAAATTCATTTCAAGATATAGTAAATAAAGTTCATAAACCTATAAAAATAGTACCAATGTATTATTACTTTTATAATACATGGATACCTACAAAAATAAATCCTAAACATTCATTTATTATTATCTAATATATTTACCAACTTTTGTGAATGAATCAATCATAAATATTGTAAATATTCCTAAAAAACAATATAGAATAAGTTCTTCCGTCGTATTATTTGTTTCTTGTTGTTGTTTTTCTTCAAGTAAATGTATCATATAATTTAAACGATTTAATAATTCATTATTTTGATGATGATGCTTTACAGGTTGTTCTTGTTGAATATTTTGAAACATAGGTTGTTGTTCTAATTGTTGTTCTAATTGTTTATAATTCATTCTACGTGTTTTATTCAATAACTTTTTAGATGAAAAATTAGGTTGGGGATATTCTTCAGCGTTTGCGCTGATTGATTTTTCTTCTTCTATTGGTTTAACCTGTTTTTTTGTTGTTCGATTATTATTATGATGTTGTTGTGGTTTATTATGTTCAATAACAACATCATCGTCATCATCACTATCATCATCATCAAATATTTTAAGTAATTTATTTACACGATTTGATTTATTTGTATTTTTATTGTTACTATTATTATTTATTTCATCATAAACAGATATTGATGCTGGTTGTAAAGACATTATATATATACTTCTATTATATTATAATAAAATTATACAAATAAAAAATTGTATTTATAGTATATAAAAAAATAATGTATATAACAGAATTGTTCTTAATTATATTATTTTTAATTGTTGCGTTTCATCGTCCACAACTTCCTCATTTAAATACACATATGTTTAAACTTCTTTTATTATTATTAGTGGTTGTTGTAACTTATCTTAAAGGGTTGTACGCTGGTGTTCTTTTATCTGGTATAATTATTATTATGTTACATACAACTTATGAAGAAGGTATGGAAACTACTTCTTCATCATCTAAAGAAGAAAATACAAAAGATTTATTGGAGTTAGAACAAAGAAAACCTAAATCTTCAACTCATGATGCTGATAGTGCTAATTTAGATAAACAAGATGAAACATTAAGTGAAGATGAACCTAAACCGACAGTATCAAGCACAAAAGAAGAATTCTCTCTTTATAATATATAGAATAATGTTAACAACTATTCAAGAATATATAAAACCGTTAAATAGTAGTATGTATTTCAGTGGTTTAATGATGTTGTTCTTAAATATTGGTTCTAAATATGTAAACCTTAAATTAAGTCCAACACAAGAAATGATATTAAATAGTGAGATCGCTAAACAAATATTAGTATTTACAATTGCTTGGATTGGGACTCGTGATATTATTACATCCTTAATTTTAACTGCTGTATTTTATGTTTTAGTTTTACATTTATTTAATGAAGATAGTAAGTTTTGTATTCTTCCAAAACGAATACAACGTGTTCTTGATTTAAATAATGATGGTGAGGTATCAGAAGAAGAAATAAATAAAGCGGTTGAGATATTAAATAAAGCAAATAAAAAAACAGAAAAGGAACAATATCTTCAATTAATGAATAGTTTTCAAAGTATTTAAATTATAAATTTATATCCATTCATTATAATATGAATAGTATTGAAAGATATTATAATGAATTTAGTAAAACTTATAATAAAATTATTAGTATTTACGAAAAGGTTAAACATAATTCTAAAAAAATAGATGTAAACTCACTTGAAGAACAACTTAATCCTATTAATTTAGTATATATAAAATTAAAAACAAATCTTACAGGTGATACCACATTTTTATTTCAAACTAAATATATTAAATATGGGTTATATGACCGTTCAAGAAGTTATTTTATTTTTAGACGTGGTTTATATTTAGATGACGAAAAATATAAAAAAAGACAGAAAGAGATTAGAGATAGGATTGAAAATAATGAACGAATAAATGTAGAAAATTTTAGAAAAATAATATCATTAAAAAATGATTTAGAACGTATAAGTGAATTAGTAAAACGTTCTACTATATATAGAAGTTCTAATTCAACATACAAAAATTTTATTCAAAGAATGAAATATAAATTAGACAATATAAATAATTTATTAAAAAATAGGTTAACAAGACTTGAAAGATATAATTATAATTTAGCAAAAAGAAATGATGATGATAGTCGTAATTTAAAAGGAAAACAAGAAAATAAAGAACTTGGAGATGTTCTTCGTGAAGAAGATTTTTTATTTGATGATACAGAAAATATTAAAGATTATAACATTAATAAAAAATTATTGAAGGCATTACAAAGTAATAAATATCCTAAAAAACCATTAATAAATAAAATAAAAGAATTACGTAAAACGATATTTAAGAAATATAATATATTTTATGTTACTGAAGACTATAAATTTAATATTGTAAATGTTTTATGGGATGGACGAATTAAACGGTTAAGTGATAAATATATTCCTCCATCATATGATAAAACAAAAACACAAGCATTTTTAATTACACTCAAGTTATATTTATCTTCTGTAAAAGATAGATCACGTGATAGTATATATAACGAACAATGTTTATACCATAAAGTTAAAATAAATGAAGAATTCAAAAATATGAAGGGAGCATTTATTGAAGGGTATCATAATTTTATTGGAAAATTACAAGACAATGATAAACAAAAAATTATTATATCTGATAATAAACGTGTAAAAATAGGTAATGAAAATTATGTGTATGTTATAGGACAGAATACATATAATAAACGTGTAAAAATAGGTAATGAAAATTATGTGTATGTTATACCATCTAATAAATATATACAAACAACAAAAAATGATGATTTATCGTCTTATAATTTAGAACTACCTGACGCACCAACACACCCTGTTGTAATCAAACCGAAATCTATAAAAACCGGTCATTCAATAATATTAAATGGTAATTCAATATCTACTGGAAAGACAATTGTTTTAAATGGTAATTCAATATCTACTGGAAAGACAATTGTTTTAAATGGTAATTCAATATCTACTGGAAAGACAATTGTATTAGATGATAAAATGTCTAAATATGATTTTGTATATGATTTATTAGGGGGTAATATACAATTACAAAAATTAAAAAATAAAATANAAGANATAACAAAAATAGATAATTTATATATTAAAGAAGAGACATTTAAACCTTTAATAAATAGAGTTAAAAAACGTATGAATAATGTAAAAGCAGTTGGTTTTTATATAGGAAAAACAAAAGATAAAAATACATATACATTAGAAAATTCTAATACAAAACTAATAATCAAAAATGGTTATATAAGTTTAAATATACCTGAACCTGAATTGAATAATTTCATAATAAAAAATATAAATCAACAGAAAGGCGGAGGTGATTATACATTATCAATACAAATACGTATAGAATTTATACCAATAAACGATAAAAATTCTATAGAAATAAGTTCTTCTAAAAGAAAGAAAGCTAGACGATGAATTACATATCTAAAGATACAATATTTCTCTCTGTGCGTTTACGTCTTGATGAGTTAGAAACTCTTGATTTTCTTGAACTTACATTTTTATTCATATTACGTATCTCTTCCATACTAATTGTATTTTCTTGTTTTTTACGTGGTGTTGGTGGTTTGGTTTGTGTATTTTTAATATTAGATAATAAATCATCTATATTGCTTGGACCTTTCATATCTCGTCGTGTCGGTGTTGTATCGTTATTATCAGAGTGTTCATTCATACTTGGTGTAAATTGTGTTCCAAATCGTTCAGACATATCTACATCATCTGGAGGTTTAGATGTCATATCATTCATAAAATTAGAAAATCCAGGTGATTTTGATTTCATTGTATCTACTGTTGCACGTGTAAATTCTCTTGCTAAATCAGGATTTTGTTTAAATACATTTTCAACGTTGGGTGCTAAACTGCTAAACATTGTATTCGTAAAATGAACTGTAACAGCACTACTTAAAATTTGGAAGAACAATTTTAATTCAGGTGCCATAGAATATTTAGTTTTATATTTTTCATGTAATTGTTCAAATATTTCGTCATAATCATTAATATTTTCAGCAATACTTTCACTCCATCCTTTAAGTTTTAAATCAAAAGGGTCAACCTTATCATTTAAGAATTCTAAACCATTCACAATCGTTGTTAATAATTGTCCTTGAAATTTTACTGAATTACTCTTTTCTTTTTCTGAAATGATAGTTTCATATTCACCCTTCATTTCTAATAATGATGATTCCATATCATATTGTTTTGTTAATTTTACACCTTTTCTCTTAAGGTCTTCTAATTTTTTAAAGTATTTAAACTTTTCTTTAAATAATTCTTCTTTGCTTTGTTGTTCTGATGATGAAATATGAATTGTATGATCGGGTTCAACAGGAACTTCGTTTATTTTTTGATAACCATCCCACGTTTTTTCAGTCGTAGTTGGTTGTGATTTATTATCTTTTTCAGAATTGCTTGAACTACCACTACCGAATAACCCAGAGAGAAATCCTACATTTTTTTTTGTTGGTTGTTCTTGATTTTCATTCTCTTTCGTGGTTGATGACGACGTTTGTTCTATAGATTTTTCTAATTCTTTTTCTAATTCATCTAATGTTTTCAATTCATCTTTGGATTGATTTGTATTTATTGAAGTATTTTGTTTATCTACTAATTTAGGATTCATTAACATTTCAATACCAGGACCAAAATCTACAGATTTTTTTGTATTTTGTTGTTCATTTGTTGTATTTTGTTGTGCGGGTTCTTCATTTATTTTTATAGGTTCTTCAGATTTAGATATTACGATAGGTGAAGTTGTTCCTATATCGTCTAATGTTGATATATCTACATCCACGATATCATTTTTTTCATTCATTATTCAATAAAATATATATTGTTATATGTTTATTAAATAATACAAAAGTTTTAACTCAATAAACAATATTTTTATAAATATAACTTATACACTGTAATAAACAATCCGCTAAATCATCTTTCTTTTTATGTTTATCAAAAAACTGTTTCCAATATTGTTGTATCGGTATATTATACACACATTCAATACTCGTTTTTTTACGTTTTGTATATGTGCTAATATCTGTATCTATAGAATGAAAACGTTGAAGAATATCTTTTGATAATTTTAGTGATGAATTTACAAATTCAATATGATTCATATTTCTACATATAAACCATTGTGTAATCATGGATTGTATCATAGTCATACGAACCGCGTTATAAGATAATTGATGTTCAATTAAAATAGTTATGTTTGATGTATTCCACCAAGATTGTGACGATAATTTATTATAAAGTTTGGTCAATTCTTTGTTTAAAGATATTCCAATTTCTTGTATGCTATAACTTTTTACTTTTCGTTGTTGTATAGGTTTTATACAAAATAATGATAAATCTAAAATAAGTTTCCATAAAAATTGTAATTGATTTTTATATTGTTTTTGTAACCATATTGTGCTATCGTTTTCAATTTGTTGTATATCTTCACTCGTCCATAATGGATTTTCATATGTTTTCAGCCATTGTATAAATTCTTTAAATTGATTATGTTTTTTTAAATGTTCTATATATTCTTTAAATATGTTCAGTAAACCTTGTTTTGTTTTACATTTATAATGTATATTTTTTAATTTATAATATTCTTTTGGACAATGAACTCCACAATATGAAGGTGTATACTTTGATTTTTTATTACATTTACAACATTTTTTTATAGGGTTTTCAATAAGATTAATAATATTCCAATCATAAATATGATATATATCTGTAAAACTTTCAAAATCATCATACACACAATACGCTAAATTTTTTATTCCAATATCAAAACTAATATATATCATTATATAATTATATACATTAGTTATTTTTAGTTATAAATTGTTGATTTAATGGATAAGACATTCTTGAATCCAATAAAGTTTTAGAAGCATATATACGTTTCATATCACTATCTTGATAACCATAGTAAGGATGTGTTGGTGGTTCATCTATATTTCTATGAATGTGAGCATATTCTAAAGAATATGGGGTGTCTGTATTATGTAATGGAGAGACACCTGTATCATTCATACTATTTTTCAAGTTTTGTTTCATAATATCAGAAGCATGTTTAATTAAAAATTGTCTCTCTTTAAAATTATTTTTATAAGTACAAGACGAAGAATACCAATTTGTATAATTGCGTCCATCATTCATTAATGGTGGAAATGTATCATTATTATTATTCATTATTATATAAATGATATATAAAAAAATTAGTTTATACTTACAATCGTATCTTCGTCATCCTTTTTATTTTGTGAAGAAGAAATATGAGGTTCTAAAAGTTCTATAAGTTCTTTCTTTTTCATTTTTATAGGGTCATCTACGAATGGAATAGCAAGTTTTTTGAGTGTATTAACATTTAATTTACGTAATTCACTTATATTTTTAGGCATTGTATGACCTTCGTTTGTATCATCCTCCTTTTTTATTTGTTCTACAGTGGATACGTCTTGTGTTGTATGATGGTCTAATTGTTTTATTTCAACAGGGATACTTTGTTGAACCTCATAAGTCATATTTGTAATATTTAAATCAACTTTCTTAGTATCTTCATCATCATTTTCTTCTTCATCATCCGTGGTCATTTCTTCATCTGTATCTAAAACATTATTTTCATCATCTAAATCTGTCTCTTCACCTTCTGAAACTTCAATTAAATCTTGTTGTGGTTGTTGTTGTAATGATACGTGTTTTATTTCTTCTTTCGTATTTTCTTCTTGTTGTTGTTGTTGAAGTTGTTGTTCCTTTGTAATGTATTGATATACTGCGTGTATTTTATTATGGACGTTTGATGTTTCTTTACGTATATACCAAAATAATAATACAGCACATAATATTGTTAGACCAATACTAATAAAAGATAAGTTCATTGATTTATTCTTATTTTATTTTGTTTTATGAATAGACGCAATACATTTTCTGCGTGTTCAATCATGGATAAAGGATATTTAAACTCTTTTAATACAAAAATTCCACCGTGTGTTTTACAAATTCCTTGTTCTAATTTATAAGTCATTTTAATATTATTTTCTTCAACAATAGATTTCATATATAATAAATTTATAAAGTCATATGTTTTCAACAACTTACAAACATCGTGATAATGTGTTGTTAAACATAAATGAAGTTTTGGATAATTACTTAATAAATAATATATAAATGAAATTGAAGCACTCGTAGCTTCTAGCGGATTTGTTCCAGAATATAATTCATCAAATATACAAAGTGTGTGTTCATTCGTATTTATATGTTCTAAAATAGTTTTACAGCGTTTTGCTTCAGATTGAAATAAACTATTACGATCATTTGTATCGGGTATATTAATATACGAAAAGAAATGTGTGTATAAGTGTGGAAGTCTTGTTCCTTTATCATAACAACCAACACCAAATTGTTGTGTCAATAGACTTGAGAATAGAATACTCTTTAATAATGTTGTTTTACCAGAAGCATTTACACCAGTTATAATTTGTCCTCGTTTATTAAATTTAACATTATTTTTAATACTATTGTTTATTAATGGATAATATAAATTTTTAAATTTATTATATGGACCTTTAAATGAACAATAATTTATAATATTCTTCTTCTCTCCAAGACATCTTGACAATGAACACAAAAGTTCATAATACCCGTTCCACTCATACATATCTTCTATTATTAAATGATTTGAATCATGATACGTTATACTATAAAAATCATACATTAATGTTCCTAAAGAAGAAATCGTATGAATTGAAAAATCATTATGATGTTCTAAATATTTGTTATAAAATTCGGTCCAAAGTTTATATTTTTGTTTTAAATAAGATTTATACTTTTTCCACGCTTTTGTTATAGGATGTTTTATTGTATTTATGACTTGTTCTAATGATAATAATGATTGTGACGTTATAGTCTTTAATTGTGTGAAGAATGATGTTATCATCTTTGTTTGTTTATAGTAATCAATTACATTCATTATACTTTTGTAAATGTTATATAAGTATAAACCCGATGTAAATATAATATAAGTTATTGTATTCCAATCTCTACTTCCTTTCATCCATTCATATGCTATATTTGATTTTGAACCAAAAATATGACGGATTAATTGAGCGGTTAAAATAGATTTATAACCATCCCAAGTTAATTTTTCTTTACTTATTATTTTAATAATAATAAATGGTATAATAAAAAAAAGTAATGGTATAGATATTGTGGATAATGGTGATAATATAAGATAATAACTATATACATTAACAAAAGGTTTAGATTGATTTAAATAATTTATATAATCCCAATGTAAATATTGATATTTTTGTTCAAAATCAACAAGTTCTAATTGTTTTATATCATTCCATTCTTCATTCCATTTATCTATTATAGTTTGTTCATATGTCTGTGAAACTTTTGATAATTCTTTTAAACATAATTGACTATCTTTTAAAAAAGATTTATTATTTGTATAATAATTCGTTAATTTTGGTATAAAATGTGAAGAACATTTTGTTTTAGGTTCAAATATTTTATTATACAATTCATCAATATGAATATCATCTTTTAAATTATTTGTAATCTCATATTTATGATTTATAAAATCAATTGGTATTTTCATTCTGTATATAATAGAATAATATATAGAATGAAACATATTAAACGTGTATAATTAAGATGATAGTAAGTAATTGTTAAAGTTTTCTGTTAATTCATCAATCTGTGTTTGATAATAATCTTGAATATATTCTAATTGTTTTATTTGTTTATNTTCTACAAAATTTATCGCTATACCCTTACGACCCCAACGACCNCCACGTCCAATACGATGTAAATATGTGCTGACATCATTTGGTATATCATAATTAATAATGATACGAACTTGTTGAATATCAATACCACGAGCAATAATATCACTTGAAATAAGAACACGATACGCTCCTTGTTTAAATTCTTCCAATGATTGTAATCTTTCTTTCTGTGTCATTGAACCATAAATACTTACAACAGGAAAATTATCATTTCTCATCTGTTGTGTAAGTGTTTGGACACGAGATATTGAATTACAATAAATAATACACTGTGATAAAGTTATTCTATCAAATAAATCCTTTAATGTCATATATTTTTGTGTATCACTCTCCATATTTACATAATATTGTTTTATACCTTCTAATGTAAGTTGCTCACGATTTACAAGAATTTTTATCGGGTCTCTCATAAATCTCATTGATAATTCTTTACACTCATTTGGAAATGTAGCACTAAATAGAGCAACTTGAATATCTTTATCCATATAACGAAAAATATTATATACCTGTTCTTTAAATCCCTTTGATAACATTTCATCAGCTTCATCTAATACAAGTGTTTTTATATCTTCTGTATTTAAAACACCACGTTGAATTAAATCATATACACGCCCTGGAGTTCCAACAACAACTTGTGATGGTTCATTCATTAGTTTTTGTTTATCTTCATTTACAGATGTTCCACCTATCAATAAATGGACGTTTACATTCTTCATAAATTGTGAAATACTTTTTGTCACGTTATAATTTTGTATAGATAACTCACGTGTTGGAGAGAGAATAAGAACCTGTGGGTTCGTATTATTTTTATCAACCTTTGTTAAAGAACCGATTACAAACGCTCCTGTTTTTCCTGTTCCTGATTGTGCTTGTGCTATAACATCGTTCGTTGTCATAAGAGGAATAATTGATTTTTGTTGTATAGGACTTGGTGTATCAAACCCATAAGAATAAATACCACGAAGTAACTCCATAGATAAATTTAATTTTTCTTCATCCCATTGTTCAAATATATAGTTATTAGACATAATACTAATAAAATAATATAAATTAATATTTTTATATTCATATATATGAATAAATATACTTATGATACTATACAAACCTATGTTAAATTATATAAAAATGAAAAATGTATGTTACCAGAGTTAACACAAAAAAGACTTAATCAATTGAAGAATTTTATTTCAGATAAAAATTATTCTGTAATGCCTGTATTTATGAAAAAATCTTATAATAAAAATAAATTCAGTAAGTATAAATCAACTGTTCCAGCAAAAACAGTTCATTCCGCAATTCGTAAAGATAATATATCATTAAAAGAAAAGAGATTAAATAACATCAGAAGATATTTAAATAAATTATCTAAATCAACTTACGATGATATGCAGTTAAGTATTTTAGAAACATTTAAAGAAATGGACGAACATTATCGTTACCGTGTAGCACATTATATATTTGAAATTGCGTCTATGAATAAATTTTATTCTAAATTATATGCTTTATTATATCGTGATTTATGTTCATATTATGAAAATTTTAAGAATGTTATAGATGAACATTTCAAAGAGTTTCTTAAAGGAATAAATAAAATTCATTATGTAAATCCTAAATATGATTATGACGGATATTGTAATTATACGACAATTATACAACAAAAAATAAGTTTCTGTTGTTTTTTAATTGAATTGTTTAACATTCATATTATTGATATTAATATGGTGTTAGATTTAATGTGTGAAATATTAGAAACAGTTCAATGTGCTTCTGAAGAAAAAGAGTGTAAAGAAATGAATGAAGATTTAATTCAAATGATCGTTGAAATGCTTAAACTTGATATACATTCTAAAATAACGAATAATGAAAAGTTTAAAGATGAAATATTAACAATACTTAAAGATATTAGTAATTATGATAAAAACATATATCCAGGTATTTCATTAAAAATTAAATTTAAATTAATGGATATTTTATAAAAAAACATAATATATATATATTATATAAATTATGTCATTAATAGATAAAAATCCTAATAAAATACAAAATATTGATGTTGGAAAAGAATCAGGTATTTGGATATATAAGTTCAGAGAATTTGATTTTTACGTAAATATTGCTGTTGGTATTGGTGTTAAATCTGATAATGAATATTATTTTGCTATTTATTTAGTTGAAAGACGAAAACATACTAAACCAGAAAAACTTCGTTTTGATTTCGTTAAGAAAATTGGATATTTTAAAATTAATGATGATGAAATAGAATTAGATGATAATATTTATGTTTTGAAAGATAATCGTAATATTAAAATTGGAAAAAGTATTGATGACGGATACATTACATTAAATGGTGTAGAAGGTATGGATAAAATTAACATACAAGAATATGAGTTATTTGATAAGACTATACCAAAAGAAGAATTAAAAATAAAATCTCCTGAAGAAGAACTTAAAGAAATAAATCGTTTAGCACGAGAAGAATATAAACCACGAACTGAAAGTAAACAAGATAAAGAAGAACATTCTGTAAAGATAGGAACAATTATACTTGATAATTTAAAAAATGCTTATAGTGTTTATCAAAGAGAACAATCACCATCACCAATTGATATTTCAACTATATGTGATTATGAAGATTTATGTTCAAAGATGGAAAGAACAAAGAATTATACAAGAGAACGTGGTGGAGACCCTAATGAAATTTTTAGTATGATACTTGAACAATTAAAAGAAAACGAAACAAATAGAGAAAGAATTAATGAATTATTTGGGACTGTTAATGATGATGACAATTTAAATCATCATATTTATTATGTGAAAAAGGATGATGTAACAACAACGACACCAGATGGAAAAAATATATTAAATAATGAAACTATTAATCTTGATAAAGAAGGGACTTATTTATGGATTAATTCAGTAAATCAAGATAATAAAATAAATAAAATTAATGAAGACTTAATTGATGGTTATAATATCAATTCTATAATATTATTTAATAGTGCGAAGAAACATTATATAACCATCATTAAAAAAGGTGATAGTTATCATTTATTAGACGATATAAAAGAAAATGTAGAAAGATTATCTACGATTGAAGAAATTAATAATAAAATTAATGAGAATAGTTATTATGTTACTTCTTTAGTTCTTCAAAAAAATGATACTGAAACAAGAAGTATGGTTGTTAAGAATTTTAAAAATAGTCGTAATTTATGTTTTTTATCTTCTTTATATCAAGTATTATTCAATATGCCGGAATTTATGAAGTTAATTACTAATGACGAAACATCAGGTTCTACACAACCTGGAACAACCACTGAACAATCTACTGAACAATCTACTGAACAA